CAAGACGATATCGCCCGTTTGAGCGTCCCAGCTTTGATTAATGCTTACGCGGTAGAAGCCATTGTTTGCTAGCTGTTGCCCAAGTGTTACCGTTGACGGTAAACCGATGATCTTGATTCCTGCTTCTTTAAGAGCTTGCGAGATTGAGCCTGAGCAATCAGCCGTGCCGTCTGCTCCGTTACGGCTTCCCAGCATGGAATAGGTAAGTAGCCCGCGATGATTGATAAACCAGTTGACTGTTAATTGTTGTACACTCATTTTCTATCTCCTATTTTTTCCACTCTTCGTTAGCGCGTTTAACGGCCGCTTCAATAAAGGTATTGAGTTCTTGATTCGTCAAGTGGATATTTTGAGACTCAAGTCCCTCGATCAAGCTCGTTTTAGCGTGCTCGAGTTTATCCTTCCCGTGGATATCCAACTTGCCAGCGACTTGCTCTGTAGCGTTGACCGCGTTTTTAGCCAAGATTTCAACGATCTCGATTGATTTCTTGCCACCACGCATAAGTAAGTATTTCTTGATCGCTTGTACCACGATACCCGTTAATACAACTAAAATGCTCATCGCTGACGTTGTGATAATGTTTGTGATTTGATCCATGTTATTTTTCCTCTTTTATTTCTAGCTCTAAGAAGCGCTCGAAAAGCACTTTGATAGCTCCGTTACCGCCTAATTCGACGTAACTTTCATATAGTTTAGACAGCTCCTCAAGTTCGTGCTGGTTAGTGTGTCCACGCTTGAGCGCGTTTTTTAAATTTTCCTGCAATCGAAAACGTTGAAGCCGTTGCAAGCCTTTCCCGATCATCGTCAAATTCCGTTGGTTATCTTTCCCGATTTCTTCCACGGTTGATACTGACTTCTCGAGGGTATCGATTTTATTCGATAAACCCTCAAGACGTTTGTCAGCTTCTTTAGTGGTTTTGGTACTCTTAAAGGAAAAGTAACTTGGAATAATCACGACTAAAACGGGAGTTAATTTGTCTACTAGTGCCAATAGGTCCAATTTAACCACCCCCTATTATGCTACTAGCTTACTGGACGGGTTGAGTTTCTAAATCAGTATTAGATGGTTTTGGCTCTGTCCATTTCCAGACTGCGAGTTTGCCGTTTTGTGATAGTGATCCCTCAAGATCTGCTACTGTCTCGTTATTGTAAGTAAAGTCTTGATTTACTTGGACAAGTACGCGTTGACCTTCTCCATATTTAGGAGTATGGCTTGGATCGTTAACCGTGAAGATTTCATAAGGCTTGTAAGTCTTGCCAGCCTGACCGGCTTCAACTAATTCCAATCCACGCGCATATAACGTTGGATCAAGTGGGCTTTCTGTGTTAGTGACTGCTGCAAGCACTGCCCAGTCTGCTACTGACTTAACTTCTGCAATTTTGGTATCTTTCTCAGCGAGTTTAGTCTCGTACTCTTGAGCTTGTGTATGCAAGTCCTCTTGCAACTTCTTCACACCCTCAGCTGGGTTTAATTCGGTCGCAACTTGACCAAGGACGGCTTGGATCAGTGCTTCGTCTGATTCGTTGGTACGATCACCAATCAGTACACGCTCAAATGCTGTATAAGGGTTCGCTGAGCGGATTGATACAAAAGTGCGTCCTTCTTCTTGAAGATACTTGTTAATGATTTTAAATTCCATGTTTTATTATTCCTTTTCTAATTTCTGAGAGGCCTCATCGAAGAGGTCCTTGAGTGCTGTGTTGCTGTCTAATACGTTGTTGACGCGTGTTAGTTGTTGCTGTGCTTGTTCGAGTTGTGCTTGAGCTTCTTCAAAATACGCTTTGTAATTCGCGTTTTCGATAGCTTCGTTAGCCAATTTAATAGCGAGATTGTTGATGATTTTATCCGTTGTATTCATGGCGTCCTTTCTATCTCCAATATTTATAATACCCACCTCTTGTATAATTTCTGCCATCGTCCAAATTTCGGAAGTTATCAAAGATGTTATCTAGTATTTTCACAAGATTTTTATTTTTAATGATAATATCCTCGATATTATGGATTGTATTATCGACTGTGTTTATTGCAATTGATTTTGGGTCATTTGCGTTGTACATAAACTCAACTAAGTCGCCGTAGATATTGACTGCTGTTGTATTGTCGTTCGCATTCCAGATCTGGATCCCAGCCGACCCGTCGTCCATTTTGATGTGTTTCCGTGAGTTAGACATGAGCGCTGTGTACGATCCATCTTTTCCTGAGATTCTACCAGATCCAAAAACCAAGTATTGTAATGGACGGTTTGCGAATTGATTTTTAATTCCTACGCCTTCCTTGTTCATTTCAATCCAGCCTGTTTGTAAATCAAAATCAGTAACGCCATTCAGCGAGGATAGCTTACCGCCTTTGATGATGTTGGCGGTCAATCCATCTGCTACGATATTCTTTGCCGATACATTGATAAGCCTTGCTTGACTAGCGTCGATCTCGGAGATATGTGCTGTCCCGATCTGAGCATTGTCAATCATGGACTTCTTAATAACCCCGTCTTTGATGATGGTTTTCTCACCGACCGACAAAAGGCCCTCATTGATCCTGATTGACCCGTCCGGGTTTAGGTTTAGTTGTCCTAGCACGTCACCAGCGCTGTTTAGGTTACGGACTGACCAAGACCCCGCGAGCTGTGTGACTTGTGTGCGTGTAGCCTCAGCCGTAGCTTGGGCCTGTCTAGCCTGTTCTGCAACTTGGATTGCTTTTGCTTGTGCGTCCTCAGCTTTTTCTTGAGCCGTTTGGGAGATTCCAGCGGCTTGATCTGCTCTAGCTTGAGCACCGATAGCAAGTTGTTTAGCCTCTGCCGTTGCGCCCGATACTTCACCAATTTTTGAAGTCATTTGTGATTCAAGCGCTTTTGTTTTTGCAAAAGCGTCATCAAACTGACTAGGTTTGTAAGGTCCGGTATTCGATCCGCGGACCAAAATAGGTTCCTTAAATTCTACCCAGCCATTCTTGGCCAAATAGATATAAAATGGATAGTTCGCGTCTTCACCGAAGGCAAAGTCTTCTTGAACTGTGAAAGTTTTTTGGAACTCTTGCCACTCGTTTAGAGGGGGTCTATTTTTTCCAATGTCAGACGATAAAAGGATTTTATTTAATCCGTGGTTCTTGATATTAAAAGCAAAAGAACTATCTGGATATTCCCTGATACGATACTTAAACCCAAGCGTGTAAGTTTCGCCATGATAGATTTTTTTAACATACATTGGGAGTGTGAACCCAGTCCAGTTGTAACCAGTAAGACCTTGTGCCTTTATCGTAAAAATACCGTCACTAACAGATACGCTTGCTTTTGGATTGTTGTTACCAACAAGCGTATTAGTGGACATAGTCATGGAGTTGACAATCAAGTTATTGTCGTCAGTAACATATCTCCCAACTTCCGTCTGGAAGATATCACTACTCATAACCAGCCTTGAAAGCCTATCTGGTGCGTCCGTTTCGCTCCTACCTAGGATACGCTCATAAATCTTATTTGATTCCGTGAGCTTGTTATATTCTATGGTCTGAGCAGTGATCTGTTTAGATAGATTCAGAAGATCGCGTCCTTGATCGTTCTGGACCCGATCCAATTCGTCAAACTTGTCTACGGTTGCAAACTGTTTAGTCACTTTTGACACAATCTTACTATAGATCGTGTCACCATCAACACTGTTGATCCCTTCCGTGACTTTGTTTTGTAAGTCTGGACTGCTCAATATCTGTTGCTTGATCTGATCCGATAACTTCCCAGTGTCTGGCAACGTACCGGCTTTCTTTAGAGCTTCTTCTGCCTTGGCGTTCGCTTGCGCGATTGCTTGGTTCGTTGAGACTTGGGCGTCGTTGACTATTTTTTCAATTTTTGACGTATCAACTTTGAGGATCTTTGGAAGCCACTCTGTGCCTGACCAATAATAGAGCTCTGTTTCCTCTCCCACGGTCAAGTATAAGAGATCGCCTTCGTGGAGCGTACCTCTTGGCTCGTCCTTGGGCTTCGTGGTCCCGTAATAGTTAGTATTCTTACCGTTTGCGGAAACAAGCGCCCGTGTAGCTGTCGCAAGAGCGCCTTCAGCGTATTCT